ATGAATAGAACAGACACTACATTTATGCGAACTGAGGATATGCACAGAGCAGATATTGTGGCCGCTCTGCACAAGAAAAAGATCTCATTACGCCAACTTTCACTAAAGAACGGATTGGCTGCTAATACATTGAACAATGCATTAGATCGCCCATGGCCTAAAGGAGAAGAGATCATTGCTAATGCTCTAGGGCTTACACCTGAGGATATTTGGCCAGCACGTTGTGCAAATAGAGCAGCTTGAGGTGTGTTGTATGTGGTTCACTGCTAAAGAAATTATGGGTGCTCCTTTAATGCCTAGTTCTGATGTAAGAACGAGAGGTAATTTAGACCGTCTAACTGCAAATAAACCTGAGCAAAAACGCAAACGCCAAGGTTCAAAAGCTTTTGAGTACCAAATTGACTGCTTACCTGAAGAAACGCGTTTGTATCTATTGCGTGATATTGCAAAGCAGCAAACCGAACAAGCAGAAAGCAGCCGTAATACTCGTCAGGTTGTCACTCCTGCGTCTGATGAGCTGTGGCTTGAGTATGAAGAAGCCACCGATCATAAGCGCGAAAACACCAAGAAGAAGTTTGAGTTGTGCATGCGCGTCAAAGCCTACGTTGAGGCTGGCATCAGCATGCGTAAATCCATGGCTCGTGTCGCGGAGGAGTCTGGCGAGAAGTATTCAACATTAGTGTGCTGGTTCTACAACAAGCCAGGTTTGCAAACCAATAAAATCCCAGTTGAAGATTGGCTTCCTGCTCTTTTGGATCGACAAGGCGTGCACGGTAAACGTGTGGCTAAGTTGTCGCCTGAAGCGTGGTCAATGTTTCAAGCAGATTATTTACGTCCTGAGAAACCCACCGTTTCAGAGTGCTACAACCGCATGGTTAAAGCTGCTGAGCGTGAAGGCTGGGAAGTTCCAAGCCTGCATACCATTCGCAGTCGTGTGAATGATGATATTCCTTATGAGTTACAAGTGTACTGTCGCGGCGGTCTGTTTGCTGCTAAGCAAGCATTGGTTCCAGCACAGCGTCGAACTCGCTCAGGAATGCATGCAATGCAGCGTGTTTCTGGTGATGGTCACGAATTCCGTATTCGTTGTCACTTAGAAGATGGCACGGTGATTCGCCCTACGGTTTGGGTATTCCAAGATGTGTACAGCTCCATGATTACTGGCTACGCCATCGATGTCAGCGAAAACACAGAAATGCTTGGGATAGCCCTTTTCAACATGGTTTCAAAGTTCGGCATACCTGAAGTGTTTGACCTTGACCGAGGCTCAGTCGCTTTAAGTGAGGCTATGACAGGTCGTACTTCGCGTCCGAAAGCCACAGGCAAAGGCAAGCTAGAGCACAAGAAGTTTGATAACGCAGAGATTGAAGGTGCTATTACTGCACTGGGTTCAAAAGTGAACTGGACTCGTGTGGAAGATGACAACGTCGGTCGTAAAGGTAACGCACGTGCCAAGCCTGTTGAACGCTTGTTCCACTCTAAAGGCGGCATCGGTCAGTTTGAACGTCACCCTGCTTTTGCGGGTGCTTATGCTGGTGAATCTGCCACCAGCAAGCCTGCGAACTACGGTGAAACCACAGTGCCTGTTGAATTGGTCGTTGAGCTGTTTGCCGAGTGGGTTGCCGATTGGAATAGCCAAGAAGGTCGTCGCAGTGAAATGGCTCGCGGCATTCACAGTTATCAGCAGGTGTTTGAACAAAGCTATCGTCAAATCCAAGTGCGCAAACCCACCGCAACCCAATTACGTTTGTGCCTGCACCGTACTCGTAAAGGTGTGAAGGTTCACGATGGTGGTCTAGTCGAACTTAACGCAGGACGCTACAGCAAGCATTTGGCGAACCGCTATCGCAGCCCATTGTTGTTTGAGTACATCGGTAAAAGTGTTCACCTTCGCTTTAACCCTTATGACCTAACAGGTTGTGTGTATGCCTACAGTGAGCGTGGCGAGTTCATTGGTGAAGTGCCACTCTTTGCGGATGCTGAATATGACAACTTAGGTGATGCACGTCGTCGGAACTTGTACCAAACCGAAAGTGTTAATCATGCCGCTTGGCTGAAAGAGCAAATGGTCGAGTTAACGAATGAAGACCTCGCACAGTTGGCACGTAGTCATGAGAAGCCAGAGCCTTTAGGAGGCATGGTTCCAAGCATTACTCAAATGACGCCAGAGCTGCCAAGAACACTAGCGCAGCATCAAATGAATACCAGTGACTTTGATGGGTTGTTTGAGAAAAAAGCCGTGGGTGCAGATTTTGAACCCACAATGGATTTAGACGCATTAATGCAGCAGTACGGGAAAGCGAAATGAACCACATTATTCAACAAGTTCTAACGGTTAAAAGCAGTGAAAAACTGAGCAACCGCAAGATTGCTAAAGAGTCGGATATCGACGAAGGCATTCTTAGCAAACTGTTCAATAACAAGCCTTATACGGGTGACACCGAAGCTCAGCTTCAAAAGCTTGAAACGTGGTTGAACACACGTGGCACTCAGGTTGAAGAGTTTGCTGATGTGTCATTACAAGAGCCTGAATTCCTGATGTTGCCAACTTCTGAAACCATTTGGAAGTTGATGGATTTAGCTCGCACTATGCGCCGTTGGTCGATGGTGTATGAAGGCTCAGGTATCGGTAAAACCGTGACCGCAGAAGAGTATCAACGCAAGCACAACAATGTCTGGATTGTGACGGCTTCAAACTTGTGCAAGTCAGCGCGTGCAATCTTGTCTGAGCTTTGTGAAAGCATGAATATCAAGACCTCAAATATGACGGTCTACCGCATGCAAAAAGCGATTGCACAAGAGCTGGATGGTTCAAATGGCCTCATCATCATCGATGAAGCGCAATACCTTTCTGACGATGTGCTTAACGGTCTGCGCATTCTGGCAGAACGCAAGTGTGGCGTGTTCCTTCTAGGGAACGATGTGGTGCGTACTCGTATGAGTGCAGCTCGCTCTCAAGTGAACATGAACCCGATTTGGAGCCGAATGATCCGCCCTACATGCATCAAGGTTGCCTCCAAAGAAGACATCAAAAGCTATATGCAAGCATGGGGAATTCAAGACCAAGAGTTGTTTAAAGCGGCCTACGCCATTGTGCCAAAAACGACAGGTCAACTTAGAACACTCGCCGACATGATCATGTTAGCCAGTTCGTCAGCATCACGAAACCATGAGCCGTTGACACCGAAACACCTAGCAGCTGCTCATCACTACTTAAAGGAAAGTATAGGAGTCTAGTTATGGCAGTAAAAGGAAGTGAAACCATAGAGATTGTGCTGACTATTATGCGTCAGATTGGGGACAGTTCAGCGGGTCGGATAGCCATGAATCCAACTTGTCATGTTAGTCAGCCTGCCGTGAAAAACGTTTTAGCTCAGATGAGCAAACATTACGTGGTGCTCATCGTCGGTAAAGAGAGGAATAGCTATGTGTATCGGTTAACAGGGATTTCGCCCTATGCGCCCTGCGAATGCTGTGGTTGTCGTATTCCACGCTGGAATCTACGTGATGATAAATGTGCTTATTGCCAGAGAGGTAACAAAGGCGTGAATCAACAACTGTTGTCGGATTTCGAATTTTTAAACAACCCCGCCTTTACATTGATAACGCAAGTTTTTCGTCCATTGGAGGGTTTATGAACCGAATGAAAATTGATGAGTTCGTATGGCTACACGGAGGCCGAGTTATCAGCCGCAGACCTAAAGGTAAAGGTGAGCTGGTGATGAGTGATAGCCCTTTGCTGATTGTTGATGAAGATGTGAAGAAGTTTGATATCAACATGTGCAGCCAAGGGATTGAGCGCCACATGCAAGCTATCAGATTAAACAACAGCATTATTTATTGGGAGGCGTAATGGGACGACCAAAACCTCAAGAAGTCCGGCTCGAAGTGATGATTCGCTTTGACCCAAACAGTAACGAAGGCATCGGTGAGTTCTTTATCTCTGATTGCCGAGCGGAAGCCATCACTCAAGTTGACCCTACTTCCGCAGTTACGGCCAATGCAGCAAGAGACACCGCATACAGCGCCGTAAACCAATTTTTAAAACAACAGAACGAGCTTATTAAAGCTGACCATTTTGTAAAAACAGGAGCATCACTATGAACCAAGTAACTCAAGCAACAGAAAACAAAGATGTAAAACCACCTCGCCCAGCAGCGCCAGAAGGCTTTGTGTACAACGCGGAAGGTAACCTTATCGCACAGTGCAATATTCCGGCTCATGAGCTGCGTAAAGATGCTTTTGTGACAGGTCTGCTGAAGCAAGTGAAGGAGCAACAGAAACTGCTTCAATCGTTCAAGGTTAACTTGATGCAAGCTTTTGAAATGTTCCGCGTTGAGATGCTGGACAAATACGGTACTAAGCTGCATACCCGGGGCACTGGCGACAATGTGGCGATGTTTAGCTTTGATGGCACATACAAAATTACTTACAAAACCGCAAAGCTTAAAACCCTTGGTCCTGAGCATGATGCCGCTCGTCAGTTAGCACGTGACTATTACAACAGTCAAAAGGACAAACTGCCGCATGATGTGTTAATCGCGGTTCAAGACTTCTTTGTGAACGATGCCTCTATTGCAAACACCATTAGCTTTATTGGCAAAGACTTCCAAGACGAAACGTTGCGTAAGGCTCAGGAAGCAGCAAAGGAGTCACTGCTTATCATTGGGAGCAAGTCGTACTTCAACTTCTACGAACGCGACGAGCAAGGCGAATACCAACAGGTTCACTTGAACTTCAGCAAATTATAAGGATGCCACCATGGATAAAGTGAACTCGCTCATTAATACCAGCGTCTCTGATGCTAAAAGCTCACTGGAGTGCATGCTCGCAAGTAATCCTCAAGATGCAAAAGAGTTAGCACAGAAGGTATTAGACCGCCTTGGTAAGCCAAGTATGGGATGTGGAAACATGACTCGTATTTCCATGCTAAGAACCATCGTCCGTAAAGCAGAACAACAGTGACTCGCAACGAGTAAATACACCCAATAACCAACCTATTAAATACAGGCAAGCGACGCTCCACGCGTACCCGCTTTGGCTTCGCTTTGCCTGAATTTAGTGAAACGTATATTCAAACCCGATTTAAAGGTATTTCAAAATGGATATTCAAACGGCTCAAAAGCTATTTCCAATCGGTCAAAAAGTTAAGTATTTCCCTCTATTGAATGTTGCCGAGTATTTCCATGTCGGTGAAGTAAGAAGCGAACTGTGGGAAGTCTGTGGTGAAGTTGTCGTTGCTATAACAGGAAAAGCTAGCGGTCTGTCAGTTGAACACTTGGAAGTGTTTGAAGAGGCTGACTTTGATGAGGGGAAAGCATAATGGCCAAACAAAAACAGCTTGGTTGCGACTACGAAGGCAACGACTTCGGCGCTCATTACCTCGATTCAAAATGCATCAATGGTTACCTGTGGGATATGGACAGCGGCTTTGTAGAAAATGGCGAGCACTATCTCGATATTGGTGGTGACATTCCTTGCCCTCACTGCAATGCAAAACAATACGTTAAATCCTATCTATCTGATTGTCTGCTTGAAAGTGGTTACGAATCATTAGTGCAACCACTAACACGTGAGGTCATTAAAAACCCATTAAGAAAATGGCCTGCAAACAAGCGCCGCATGGGCATCCGCTACTGGCGAGCGGGTCGTCGTGAAGCAATCAAAGAAGCAATGTTGGAGGGCTAATTATGTCATGCACAGAGATTTATTCGATTAGTGATAAGCATTGCTATCACCTTGGTGAAACCCAAAATGCTTGGCGTGGTGCAATGTATGTTTGGAATCAGATAGCTCAAAAGTACTTCGGTTTAGAAGGCTTTCCTCACTTTGATGAAAACATGAGAAAGCGAGTCTGGAACGCAAACAACGAGCACCAACTGACGGATGCTGAAATTATTGTTCTCGCGTCAACAATGGATCGCGTCATGGTAAAAGTTGCTGATGTTCCTCGCTTAATTAAGGCTTTTGAAGAATACGGCAAAGAGCATCCAAACAGCTCAATTGGTGAACAAGCTGAAATAATTAAAGCTTCCGAGCTTTCACCAGAGGGTTTTATTGCATGGTGTCAAACATCAGTAACCAGCTTTCATTTTGAGCCCACTTACATAGAAGAAAACGATGAGTGCGTTTACCACGACTTATCCGATGGGTGGGATTTATTTGAGCAATTTGAGTATGTCAAAACAAAAAGCCAAGGAGATGCTTCATGAGTCAATGTCCGCTAATTAGTGAGTTTGATATGCAGCGAACGCTGCTAATGGAGACTCTGAACATTTTAGAAAACTCACTTGGTGCGCTTCGAATGGGCGCTATTAACGACGAAATCATTGATAACCACTGTCGCGCAATCACTGCGATTCGTGATCAACTAAACAGTGAAGTGGCTCTGCCTCAAATAGATCAAATTATTCATGGGTTGTTTTCTACCCGCTGGAGTGGTGACTTGAGAAATGCTCCGATAAAGAAAATGCGAGCGCAGCTTTATAAAAATTTAAATGATCAACTTAATGGCTATTGGTCTGGGCATACGGCGTATCACATCTTGATTGATGGCGATTTTATTATTGATGCGCCAATAGGCAAAAAAGTCGCAACAAAACTTGGTCAAATGTTTATTGATGAAATGGAGAATTCACATGGCTTGCTACAAGCGTCGTGTCCGCAAGTATCAGCACCAGCGAAGTCGGTTGTGGTTTCGCTTGAACCCATCGTTAAAAAAGTCGTCATTGATTTAGCTATGGGGATTCGCATTCGTTCAGAATGCAATATTGAGCAGCCTTTTGATGTTAAACGCAGCATCAAGTCTATTGGTCGGCGTATCTACGGTTGTATTCAGATTAGTGATTTCGAGCGTGCTGCCAGGCTTCATAAGGTCTACGCGGCACTGAAGGAGGTATCCGATGGAAAACATTAACCCCGAAATTATGGACCAAACAATCGTGGCTGATGACATCACTGATGAGCAACTGGAAGAATTGGTACGCCTTATAAGTAAGAAGCGTAACCGCAATAAATCTTGCATTTGTCGCTCAGGTAAAAAGTTGAAGCATTGTTGTCTGAGCAAAGTAAAGGCGTTGCAGGTAGATATGAAGGAGAAAGCTCATGGCTAACTCAAAGCATATCAGCAAAATCAAGAAGCTACTGCGCTTGGCTAAGTCAACCAATGAACATGAAGCGGCAGCGGCAATGTCTCGCGCTCAAGCGTTAATGCAGCAGCATGGCCTTTCGGATGAGAGTCCAGAACTCAGCGATGTTTGTACCGGCGAGATTCAATCTAAGTTTAAAGCGAAAAAACCAACCAATTACTTTGCTTGCCTTAGCACTATGGTGGCTGAAGCTTTCGGTTGTCGTGTGTATTTCAACTGGAACTGCTTTAAAGGCGGATACGTTGTTACGTTCACTGGTCACAATGAACGCCCTGATGTGGCGGCCTATGCTTATGAAGTGTTAGAGCGTCAGCTTATCAAAGCGCGTAAAGAGTTTATCTCCACGTTGAATAAGCGCATCAAAGCAAGCACCAAGACATCGAGAGCCGATCTTTTTTGTGAAGGTTGGGTCGGAAGTGTAAGAACTAAGGTCAAAGAATTCTCACTTAGTGATGAAGAGTCACAGCAGCTCGCCACTTACATGAAGCAAGCTCACCCCGATTTAAAAACGGGCAACACTCGCAAAGCTTCGACTAAGAACGCAAGAGGCGGAGCTGATGATGCGCTTTGGGCTGGTCACGTAGCTGGTAAAGCCGCCGAACTGAATCATGGTGTTAACGGACAAGAGCAAGGCAAGCTCTCGGTTTTATAAAATAAATTGCATTTTGTTAACTAGCCCACTGTTTTCACTAGTGGGCTTTTTTGTATGTGAAAGTATGTGTATAAGAACAAAAGCGTTAAGTAAACAAAGGAATAAAAGCAATGGCTCGAAAAAAGAAAGGTGGGGATGCATTAGGTGGCATCGTCATCGTAATATTGGGAGTTATTATATGGTTAGTTTCAATTGTCATTGAAGGTATTAGCTATATTCACAACAATTTAGTGCAGTTTTCATCATCTCCAAATGGTCTTGTAGCCATGTTTTTTGGATTGCTCATACTAAGCTGCGTGGTTATTGGCTATTTCTTGAAAAAACAAGTTCGTCAGCAAAGGCGGGAACTTGATCTGGATATTGAAGATCATAATGAAAGAGTAGAAAACTTTGATATAGAAGTGAGAGACAAAGTTGACCAACTAGTTTCAAAAGAAAGGAACTCTTTAAACCGTGATCGAAATGAACATAAAGAAAACAAAAATAAATCCCGTAAGTCATTGCAGCGTCTTGTAGATAGTGCTTATCACTTTAGAGTGAAAACCCTTTTAGCGAGTATTAGCCTTAAAAATCAATCAACAAAATATGATCAATTGAAGAAGGAAATGAGTAAATACAAAGACCTGCAAAGTGATATCTTGTATTTTGGATTAGAAGATAACTCAGCTTGGGATGAAATTGTTGAACAATTTTATGACAAGGTATCACTACTGGAGGCAGCACAAGACGAAAAAGAGGCTCAAGCTGAAATCAAGCGTCAAATGAAAGAAGAGAAGCAGCGTCAAGATGAACTTGAACGCCGCCAAAGAGAAGCTGAAGAGGAAGAAAGCCGGCTAGCTGAGCAACGTCGCTTAGTTGAAGAAGCCTTAGCTCAAGCCGAGGGGCAATATAAAGAAGAGTTAGAAAGGCAACGAGCAGAGCTTGAACAGCAAATAGCAGACGTTCATACACAATATGAAAGAGCGAAGTCGATGGCCCAATTAACCAAGCAGGGACATGTATATGTCATATCCAATATTGGTTCATTTGGAGAGGATGTCTTTAAGGTTGGTATGACACGACGTTTAGAGCCAATGGAGCGTGTTAAAGAGCTTGGTGATGCATCAGTGCCATTTGAGTTTGATGTGCATGCTATGATTTCTTGTAATGATGCGCCAGCACTAGAGAATGCACTACATACTGAGTTGAACAGACATCGAATGAATAAGATCAATTTACGAAAAGAATTCTTCAAAGTGGAGTTACAGCAGATTATTGATGCTGTTGAGCGTAACCATGGTGTCGTTGAGTATGTCGCAGACCCTGTGGCTTTACAGTATTACAGAAGTCTAGAAATGGACTCAGAAGAAGTAGCCGCTTAAGTCTACATGTGAACGACACCCACCCACCGCCTTCGGGCGGTTTTCTTTTATCCCGCCTTTAACTTTTTCGTACATTCATTTTCAAATGCATAAACTATGACCAAACACTTTTTGTTAGTGAGTAACATTTATGGTCATGTCTTCCATTCGCCTTGGGCGACCTAAAGTCGATAATCCCAAATCTTCTGCAGATAGAACCCGTGATAGTCGCTTACGTAGCAAGGCGTTAGGTCGCGTTGAGCGTAAGTTCGTTCTCGATGCCGACAGTGCTGACCTCTTTGATTCGCTACGTGAAAATGCTGGCTTCTCTGCCAAAGAAAAATCAGAGTTTTTAGCGGCTCTATTGCTTCGTGTGGCGAATAAGAACTGGCTCGGAAAACCCTTCACCTTACCGATTGAGGAGGCGCTATGAAAATGAAAATTAACTGCCATGCTTATTATGGTTTAGTGCATAAAGGTGTAAAAGCACTGCTACTCGATCGCATGGGTTTCTTTGATGACGATGAGTACCGCAACTACTTAGGTATCCAAACAGGCAAAACAAGCTGTAAGGATTTAACCGATGGCGCACTGATGCAGTTAGTCAACGAGTTAAAGCAGCAAGGTTATTTGGAAGACTCGCCTAAGTTTAAAAAGCGCTTGGGTGGCAGCTCATCCAATCAGCCATCCAGTAAGCAATGGGCTAAGCTGGCGATATTAGCAAAATCTATTGGCTGGCAAGGGTTAGATGACCCTGCGCTCGATAGCTTTGTAAAGCGCACCATTAAGGTAGAGCGTGCTCGCTGGCTCACTCGTGACAATATTCGTCCGGTGATTTTAGGGCTTGAGCGTTGGATTGCGGGTAAGGAGGCGTCATGTCACGGCGAGTAAAGTTTCGGGCAGAGCCGCGTTATGAAGTGTTGAACCCTCAAACGCAAGATGAACTAGAAGCGCTATTGCTTGAGATGTATCCAGACAACCGCATCGCGGCAAGCGAGTTTCAAGCAGCTCTCAATCAAGTTGATAAAGCGATCATTAAAAGCGATTTGGGGATCCGTAATTGGTACACACCAAAAGAGTTAGCCGAGTATTTGTGGAGAAGGAGTAACTATCATGCCATCGAAACCGATCCGTATGCTTCCAGCTTATGAGGTCTTTAATAGCTGCACTCGCACACAGCGCAACCATGTGCGAGATGGCTACTTCTTTGCCTCCAAATTGCAAACCTGGTTTGTGTTCGTCAAAGACAAGGGCGAAGTGGCCAATGGCAAGGTTGAGGAACAACTCAGTCTGTTTGGGTAACCGGTTGTGGAGTTTGAATGGCGCTTGATTCCAGTTTGGAACAAGCGCCATTTTTATTGGTGTAACCGTAGAAGGTGCGATTGCGCTCAAGCTTACAGGCGCACAACCGAAAGTATGTTAACCACACTTCATCGCGGCTGGCCGCTTCACCATAGGTCTTTGGCTTTCTATCAAAAGGCTGCTCACATTCGATTAGGTCACTACTTGGCGGCACTTGAATCACATCCTGATACTCATAACGAGTCACAATCTTAGTATCCTGACACCCAATCAGCAGGATAAGCAATAGGCACAGTGCTGCATGTTTCATCTTTGAGTTCCTTTTCTAATTGTTCAATGCGATCGCTTAGCCGAATGCGGGCATCGCTTTCTCGATGCGACGATTCGTCAGCGGCTTGCTGCGCCTTTGTTCGCTGAGCAGTTAAGTCAGTAATGCGTTCAGCCAATTTATTATTGGTCGTTTCCTGATTGGTGATGGTATCACCAAGGGTTTTATTGCTGGCCTTCAGCTCACTGGTGTAACCAAACAGCTTGTAGTTCACCAGTAAGCTCAGTATGAAAGTGACACCCGCTACCCAAAGAGCAGTGCGTTTGAATTGGCTCAGAACGCCCATGTTATTGCCATCCATTTAAGCAGATATTCATCTCTTTATTGCGTCGTTTGGTGATGCCTTCACAGTCGTTCTCTTTAACTCGGCAGTCTTTGCCATTCACATACACCCACCGAGGATACTGTTGGCAAGCTCCTTGATTATCTCCTTGGTTAAATTTCCTAAGAAGCGTTGAGGTTTGAAAATTGCCAGCCCCTAGGTTAAAAACAAAGCTCACCATCATGTCGTATTCCGCCTGATTCGGCTTTTTCGTGATCTGCTTTTTTACGAACCTTTCCGCTCTGGCGACATCCTTAACAAAGTATTCAGCCACTTGCTGCTCGGTGAGTAGCGTTGATACGGTAATACCTTCTGTATGTCCCATGCCTGCCGTCCATCGGTCAGCGCTGCATTGATAGGCTTTGAGGCGACACCCTTCTTCATTGGCAATGTGGCGAAGCCCGTTCTCACTGACGCTAAGTTCGTCATCGATGTTGAACACGATCGCTAACACCGCAGTCACAGAGCAGACGATGACTTGTGTCGCTTTACTTTTTAGGCTCATGAAGTTTCCTCCGTATTCATCATGGTGTCATCGCCCGCTTGCAGGCGAGCCAGTTTGGCTTTATTTAGTTGCGTGGCCACCGCGTAGTGACGAATCGCCATGCAACCCGACACAATACCCACGGCAATGGCGACCAGTTGCGCCACATCGTTGACTCCAAAACTGACAATCGTTGCAGCGACGGAGGTGCCGACTTTCTTGAGGCCCGCTAAATCAGCCAGAGACATCAAAGCCGCTTTAATTCCAGTTTCATTCATTGTTTTTCTTCTCTTTTATTGTTTTTATTCAAATGTTTGCTGGCTGTTTTCGCTCACAACCTCAAAGGTAAAACTCTCTAATGTGATGAGCGGTCTTTGCTTTTTTGTCACGCTCTTGGTGTCAGTGATCAGCGTGCCTTCACTGTCTTTCACCGTGCCTTTGGCGAGGTAAACCCCTTCAATGCGTTGCGCCAGTGAGGTTAAAGCCGCAGGCACAATGTCGCGCCCGTGCTGGGTCTTCCACGCGTTGATTGCGGCTTCAATGTTCGCTTTGGCCGTGCTTTGAATGGATTCAGCCAGTGACGCGTAATCACTAAAGATTTGCAGGTGAAAGCTGGCGGTTGCGGCCACATCCTCGGCGTCTACGACGCGTACTAAGTCTCCCATCGGAACACGCTTTGCCCCTGAGCATTCCGATTTGATCAAGTCTTTGATGGCTTGATTCGGCAGCGAGCCGTCTTGCAAAATGGCGCTGATCTCAATTTCATTCGGTGCAGGCGTCCAGACTGAGACGTTCTTAATCGACGAGCTGCTGGAGCGTGCAAAATACTCATACGCTTCATAGGGGCCAGCCACACTGAACTTGGACGGTGAGATATAGATGCGATAAGCAAAGGCATCATTGTCTTCAATCTCCGAACCACCTTGTGTGGTCTCGGTATTCGTCACGCTTTCAAGTGCGGTTAATGGCTCAACAGCTTGGTTAATTTGTCCAGGCAAGAAGCCGTTACCTTGAATACCGGCTCTAATGCATTCCACATTTACATTGATAGTGAGTATGCCGGCACTGACCACCGTATCTTCCAATGCTTCAAAAATGGTTTGGTTATCCACCGCAATCACTTGATAGCCTTGGGGAATGACAAGCCCAGTATGCAAGGAGAAGTTAAACGCCATTACCGTACGGGCCTTTGAGGCTGGCAGTCGTTCGGTTTCAGTCAGTAACCCTATGTTGTTCAAGCGTCCATCTTCAGCAAACGGAAGCAAGTTCTGTTTGCTTTCATAGTTGATGAGCGCTTTGAGTTCGTTCTTCTCGTAGGCAATCTGCTCAAGGTGGAAGGTTTCGGGATCATTAATGCCAGGATAGTGACCGGTGCCTTCTTGATAGCGAGCCTTCAAACTGGCAAGGTCAGCGTCATAGTCCACCTCAACCAGTTTCGGCTCTGGTATGTTTGGAAATCGGTTTGTCATATCAGCTTGCTCTTGATAGTTGAGCGCTGGCCGTCCACGAACGACCACTGATGGAGGTGGTGACTGTGGTCGGTTTCCAGCGGTTTGGCACTTTGCCAAGGTTTAAAAATTCAATCAGGTGCGCGGTGGTCAGCATGGTATTCACCACCGACATTCGGCCTTTTGCGCCTTGCTTGCCGTCTGCACCGTTCTGCAAATAGGACTCGGCGTACGCTCTGGCGTCAGCCATGGATTTCACGTTGTCGATGTTATGCAGCACTTTGACCCTGTCGCCTGTGGCGGTGGTATCACCGGCTCGATAGCTAAACAGCTTCTGTGCTTGTTGGTCATAACCATTCACTTCCACGGCAACATACTTAGAGCGAGCGCTGTCTGGCAGATTAAGAGAGGTCAGAACGCTACGATTGAGGGTGTCGATTTGAATCACATCAGACTCAAAACTGCCCATCACAAGATTCTTTCCTTTGATGGCCATCGGCACACTGGTTTGCTCTGACAGTCTGGTTAAGAACGCGGGCGTACTTTCATCACGCTGCTCAATGCGGTCAAAACGAAAGTCCGGAGTGCCAGTTGCTTTGATAAACGACAAGCCACTGTCTTTTGCCCAGGACTGAGCAACGCGCTCGAAGGTCACGTTCTCTTGTACCAGACATTGCTGGTTATCAATAAAGCCACGCTCAGCAGCTGGCGGCTTGGCGTTCGCGCCGACCATCACATCATCAGGGCCAATCTTGAACGACACTTCATCAATACTGAACTCACCCCATAGCCATTCATGACGTTGACCTTGCTCATCTAACCAGCCGATACCGGGCTTTAAGGTGTCGCCTTTAGTCGGATACCACGCATCACAAAAGCGTCGGTCTTTATTAAACAGCGTCAAAGACAAGGTATCGGTGCCCGTTTGCTTGCTCTCCATCACATCGGTATAGGTCATCGACTTCACATAGCGGCTAAGCTCTGCGGTCACATCCTTTCCCGCCCAATGCAGGATTGCGAACGGACGAATAAGCCCTGTTGCGGTTATGCCCATGGTGGCGTCTCCACATTGACGGTGTTCACCACTTTCACCGCAGGGATGTTGACGGTTTCTCCTCCGCTGAAGGTAAAGGTGGTCATGGTTCGGGTCAGTTCACGGTTAGCGTCAAAGAGCGCATCGACGAGTGCTTGATTGGTGGCGCTATAGGCGCGATAACAAAGCTGCTCCCAGCGCTCACCTTGACGAGCAATTAAGGTGTTCATGCACGTACTTCCACTATATCCAGTTGATAGTCCACGCTGGTCACCACACCACTTGGCAGCGTTTGAATATTGGTGCGGCTAATTTTGCGGATGCTGAACTGACCATGAACGGTTGAACCCACCACCAAAGCGCGAGGCACCCCGTTTTCACCCATCTGCTCTAGTTGTTTGGTCATTTTGGTGATGTCCACAAAGTGGTTGTTGAAGGTCAGCTCCAATGAGGCGGTGTGCTCATCTTCGCCCATGTTCTGGTGCATGGGATAACCGTTAACGAGATCTTGTTTGTTGATCTTAAAGGTGCGCGAGTCGCTGATTTTGTTTGGTGTGAAGCGACCTTTAAACACCAAGTCACCAAAGCCGCCCCACTGGGCATAGTTTGCTGATTGCTCTGCCATGTTATTGTTCCTCGTCACTGATGGTGTAGCTTTCGCCGGTTAATTCACTGTGGGCGGTAATTTCGGTTACTTCAGGGTTGGTAAACTGCTTGTGCACGGTCAGCTCTAATGTGGCTTGCCAATCTTCACGCCAGACAAACAGCTCGTCTTTGTGTTCAAAGTCATCATCACGTTTTGGCTCGCTCCAACCTGATGCCACTTTGCGAGCATCAGAAATCTCCGCATCACCTTTGATGGTTAACCGCTCACTGAGTCCACTAAAGCCAACAGGTAGCGCCTCGCCAATGTCTTTCAACACAATCAAGTCGTTGGTGAGAAAGTCCGTCATGCACAGGTTGAGCTGCATCTGCTGACTGGATAAGAAGCACTGCGTATTACCCCCGCTGACTCGGGCGGATATCACTACATCCACCAACATTTCATAAGGAACGTACGAGCCTTGAGCTGCAAGGGGTAAGCGGTTCAAACCGCGAATGCCGTTAAACATCACGCGCACTTCTTTTCGGGCGATGGCATTAGATGGTTCAACCACCGCCTGCATGCCAAGCGCCTCTTCTAGTGCTTTTTCTAATGCTCGTATCACTTTCATTGAATCGCTGCCTTTAACTGCTCTAATGCCATCTCTCTTTGCGCTTGCTGCTGCTCAGGGCTTAAGTACATAAACTCGCGGCTGGCGATTTTGACCTGAGGCGTTCGGATATACAGCACGTAGAACACACCTTTATCTGCGCCTTTGTTGTTTCGGTTCGCTTTGGTTTTCACCCGCTGACCAAAGGCTTTCGCGCCGAGTGGCGCTCGCCCCATAATCGAATGAGGGCGGTAGAAAATCTTCCATCCTTGCCGCTCTAAGCCTTCCAAGGTCTTACGCACCCCATACACCTCAGTGCGTTTTTTCACCTGCTTGTTCACTGGAATGGCGAGCTGTTTGGCTTTCTTGGCCTTAATCATGCCGCCATTGTTAATCAGCGGTGCATGGGCTTTGTTTGTCCCCACGCGGTATTCGTCTTTGCCTGCCTGATACGTCAACGATGCATAGGTCTCGCCCGTATCAAAGAGCGGTTTCGCGCCTGCGTTCTTGGTGTTTTTGGTCAGCGGAGAGTTGGCTTTAAAGGTGCCGTTCTTCATGTTGTCGCGCACACACTGCAACCCAAATGGAGCCAGTGTTTCTGGCAGTCCATCAATCGCTTTGGTGGTGTTATGCAGCGCATCGAGAAAACCTTTCATTGCTGATGTGCTCCGTTGAACTGTGTTTGAACCCTGATTGAATTCTGCCTTTTATTTAGCTGACATCTGCCGAACGGAAGTTAAGAAGGCCGCCAAGGGATAAGCTTCAAACTCACTAAAATAATAAGAAGGAAACCCCATGGCCCCACGCTCAAAGGTGGAATTGCACGGGCTGCTTGAGCGCGTCATTGAGATGTACACCGTAGACAAACTGAATCTGGATGAAATTGCTAACCAGCTTAAAGAGGATGGCTTTGATATCTCCCGTTCGTCAGTGCATCGTGTTATTCGCAGTAACCAAGAATTGATTGAAGAGCAGCGTCTGGTTCAAGAGCAGGCTGAGGTCTTTCTAAAGGAATTCAAAGACAGTCCAAACACCGATATTTCAGAGCTGAACTTACAAATCATGCAGCGCTACATGTTTAAAGTGCTGCGTGAGTTGGAGTTTGGTCCTGAGTCATTTAAAGATCCCAATAAGCTTGCCAACCTGTTGGCTCGTCTGTCCGATGCGCAGGTAAACCTTGATCGTCTGAAAGTCGAGTTTCGTAAAGGCGTCGATGCGGCGAAAGCGGAGTTTGAAAGCCAGCTCACCGATATGCTCAAAGAGAAACACCCAGAGCTGCTGCTTGAGCTGGTGAGCATCATCCAGAAAATTCGCATTGAGCAGAAACCCAAACGAGGCCGTCGATGAGTGGCCTGTTTGAAGGTTTGTCTGATGCGGATTTAGAGAACATTCGTGACAGCGCCAATATTGCGGCTGAAGACAAACGCATCGCCAAGCAAAATAAGGCGCAAGAGCGGCGAGCGCTAGATCGTCAGGAGAAAGAAGAAAAAGCCCGCAATAAACGCCGCGCCAAATCCAAGCATGACTTTGCTTACTTCTGTCAAACCTACATGCCCGATGCGTTCACGCTGGCATTCAGTGAATACCAACTGGCGCTCACGCGTCTTGCGGCTAATCGAAACTTAAACCGTCAAGATGAAGCGCTGTTTAAAGAACTCATAGACCCACGCGATCATGGTTTTATTAAGCAGCCCATAAGTGGTGAATACGAAGGTATTCTTGATATTGAGCCGCGTGACCACGGTAAGACCACTCGTAATACTCAGGCGATGCCGTTATGGCTTGCGCTTAATCATCCTGGTTCGTTCATTGTGATTTGTGGTGCATCAGCGGATAGCGCCAAAGAGATGATGGACGCCATCAAAGATGACTTAGAAGATAACGAACTTATCCTGGACGACTACGGCGAGCAACGAGGAAACACCTGGACCAAGCGTAAGATAAAGCTCGCTAACGGTTCATCCATTGTTGCGGTGGGTCGTGGTCAACGTCTTCGCGGTATCAAGAACAAATACCAACGTCCGACCCACATCATCTGTGATGACTTGCTGGATGATAAAGAGGTGGAATCACCCACGCTGCGCCGTCAGGCTGAACGTTGGTTTAAGCGCGTGATCATGAACTTGGGTAAAGGCGCACTGACCATCATTGCCAATACCATCATGCACCCTGACGACTTGCCGTCACGCTTGTTAAATCAGATTGAAGACGGTCGTCTTCCAAACTGGTTAGGTCTGCGCTTTAGTGCCATTACGCCTTCAGGGCGTCCACTGTTCCCGTCTCGCTGGAGTTTGCAAGACTTAGAGAATAAGCGGATAGCCTCCGGCAGTGCGTGGTGGACGGAATGGATGAACCGACCCATTGCCGATGAAGATGCGGACTTTAAAGAAGATTGGTTTATCTACTTCAAGCCTTACGAACTTGACCTTCGAGACTGCACCATTGGCATGGCAGTTGACCCTGCTACGGGTTTGAAGAAAGGCGACTGGTCATTTATTGCGGTCGTGGCTCGGCACAAAATTACCATGGTGGATCATGTCCTCTTTGCCAAAGGTTGGAAGGAATCGGACTTGCAGTTTGCTCAGCGCATTGTGGATGTGTATCTGCAACATCGACCGTCTTTTGTGATGTTTGAAACGGTCGCCTTCCAGAAGATCTACAAAAAAGAAGTGATGCGTTACGCCAAGAAGAAAGGTGTGCGTCTTCCGGTTCGTGAGTTCAAAGGCGGCAACAAGCAGGTACGGATCAAGTCTCTGTCTTCACAGGTGGAGAATGGCCTCATTCAGTTCTTAGAAACCCAAACACTGCTGCGTCAAATGTTCCTAGAGTTTCCACGTGGTCATGATGATGGCCCTGATGCGGTAGAGATGGCCATCAGTGGATTTGAATCCGGTTTTGTTGGTGGCGCAGTGCCACAAACACCAAGACCGATCCGCACTGCCGCGCAGGCGCTGTCTCGATTCGGCGGTGGTGCGTTAAGCCGGATACTGCGTTAGGAGCCAATATGTTCAATAAACTAGCAGAGATAAAAGCCAAACTGAGTGATGTGATCTCAATGCTGCGTAAACTGGTGTGCATTGGGGAGGTCAGCATCGTTGACGCGCATCTGCGGCGCGTGAAGGTCACTTTCCCTGGGCTGCGATATCCCGAATCAGATTGGCTTCCTGTTCTGGGGATGCGCAGTAAAAGCGTCAGCATTTCGTGCAACTTTGAGGTTGGTGAGCAAGTGCTGTGCCTGTTCATTCCCAGTGGCTCGATGATGTCCGGCTTTGTGCTTGGCTCCATGGCGAACAAGTCAGCAAAGCCGTATATCGCAAATGTTGATAAGTTTGGTATTCAGTTTAAAGACGGCACGCTTTTGGAGTATGACCAGTCAACCCAAACGGGCGTGCTAAAGATTGGCGGAGGAACACCTGCCATCACCGTTAGCCCCGAAAAGGTATTGATTGATGCCAAACTGGAAGTGACCGGAGCCACCGAGCTTTTTGATACGCTCAAGGTAGCCAAAGTCACCACCTTGATGGATACGTTGACGGGAATGAAAACGGCCACCTTCACAGGTTTGGTCGGCGCGGCGGGTTACGGCAGTACCACTGGAGGGGCGGCAGTGATGAGCAGCGGCGCAATCCTGCAAGGCTCGGTCACCATTAATGGGGTAACGGTCGCTGTGATTAGCCATACCCACAATGATGCTGAAGGCAGACCAACCTCCACCGCAAACCAATAAAATAACAAAACGCTCTCAGAGCGATTCTAAGGGCGTTTAATTTCAATCTGGTGTGAATGTTCGAATATTTTTATTCAAACTCATTCAAACCGGATTTCAAACGAATTCAAACGGGGTACGCATGACCTACTCACTCAAATTTGCAGCAAGCGGGCGAAATACCCATTTGGTGTCCGATATTAAGCAGTCGCTTTTTATGATTGTGTACACGGGGAAAGGCGAACGGATTTACATGCCGGACTACGCAGCCGATGCGCTAGAGTACATCGATAAGCCGCAGTGGGAAGTGCAAGGTTTGAAAGTCTCGATTGCTGAAGCTGTGGCAAAATACGAGCCTCGCGTTAGGCTGGAAAGCATCATCGTATACCAAACCGATTTGCCACAAGGCATCATTGGCATTAAGCTTTCTTGCCAAATTCTCGCCACAGGTCAAAGTGAAGTCTTCGATTTCACCAACGCTTAACCCTGCCGAACGGAAATTATCCCCATAGAAATCTCAGATACTGACTCCACTGATTAACAGGAGACAGTATCCATGGCCGAATTACTTCACGGCATCCGAACCATCGAATCGCTCACAGGTCCCATTTCGGTCATCGAAGTGTCGTCCAGTGTGATTGGTGTGTTCGGAACCTCTGAGTTGGCAGAGCCATTAAAGCTCTACCACACCACCAATTACGACGACGCAAAAAAAGTCTTCGGTGAAGGCACGTTGAAAAATGCCATTCGTCGTGTTCACAATTATGTGCCAAGCAACTCCATTATTGCCATCCCTCTAGGTAAAGACAGCGACTTCCCTGAAGTTGAAGAGCCTGCGGTCTCTGGCGTAACGATGAGCACGTCTAGCACCTCAATCTATATTGATGATGGTGCAAGCTTGCCTATCTCAATTTCAAACCCTCACGCCTATGACATTGCGTACAGCTCAGACAATGAAGCGATTGCAACCGTCGATGCGGTGACGGGTGTTGTCACTCCCGAGCAAGCAGGCGTTGCCAACATTACCGCATTAGTCACCTTTAACGATGGCGAGAATGATGTAGACGAAGCGCATGTCTATAGCGTGACGGTCGCTCAAACCAATCCAAACGCAGGCAAGGTGATGAGTCCGGCCGTGCTTGGGGATTCCATGGCGACCGCGTTCTTAGGTGCGAACTCTCAGCCTAACGCCTTAACCAATCCGTATGAGCAGACCGCTGTTTGGTCGATTGATGATGAAGCCATTGCATTGGTTGATAGCAGTGACGGCACCATTACGCCCTTGTCTGAAGGGCAGACTGTAGTCACCGTGACGCTCGCACCAAAGAGTAACTACAGCTACACCAACGATAACGATGTCACCATCAATGTGGGTGACGTGGCAGGTGTTGAGCTGACTTACGTACTGACAGTTTCTCGCGTGACCGATGCGCTGCTCGCGAAATTCATGGAAGCGCTGCCGCTGCTTCGCAAAGCAAAACAGACTTATGGCTTCTCATCCAAAATCAACATGGCTCCGGGCATCTTGCACAAGGATGGCGCGATGGGTCTTGCGGTTGCGGCTATCAGCACCCTTCGCGGTATTTGGGTGGGTGATATGCCAGAGCATATTTCAACCCCAGAAGAAGCTTACGCGTGGAAACAAAAGTACACCTCACAACGAGCGTATGTTGGCTGGCCGCGTCCGAAAGTGTTGGCTGAAGATGGCGCAACAGTTGTGGATTGGTACGCGCCAAGTCTGTGCGGATTGATTGCTCAGGTAGACCGTGACCAAACCGAGCAGAACATTGTGCCGGAGACGGGTTACTGGTGTTCACCATCGAACTATGTGATGGCGGATGTGATTGGCCCATCGATTGAGTTGGATTACATCCCAAGCGACCCATCGTGTGATGTGAACTATCTCAACGTGAATGGCATTACGACGCTGATGAACCACGGCGGTTGGAAGAACTTTGGTAACTACTCGACGGCGTTCCCCGCCAAAAGTGATTACCTGTCGTTTCTTTCGGTGCGCCGCACGGCCGACATCATTGAAGAGAGCATTGAAGATGTCACTCGTCAGTTCTTGGACTTTCCAATGTTCACCAGTCCCACCGATATTGCCAACACCACGTGTGGCCGCGTGAAAGATACGGTGAACGACTATCTGCGTTCGAAAGAAGGTACCGCTTTGGTGTACAGCAGTGTGTCGATTGATGCCGGTGATAACCCGCTCACCAATCTGATGCTGGGCAAAATTAAGTACCGCTATCGAATGACGCCGCCTGTACCCATGCAGAGCGTCGAGTTTGTCGCTGAAATTTATGTTGAAGGCTTGGAAAGTGCCTTTAGCAAACTGATTGCGTGAGGTAAGTCATGGCAGAGAAAAGTGTAGTCTGGCGTGACCAGATGACGTTCATCAATGAGACCCAATACGTTGGACGTGTGAAAAGTGCGAGCGCGGATTTGCAACGTAAGATGGCAACCGTGGGCGGCTTAGGTGGTCTGGGTGATGTGGAAGTACCCACTGGCAAATACGAAGCGCCAACGGCAACCATCGAGTTTCAGTCGGTCGCATTAGGCGATGTGGAGCAACTGACCAATAACGACGGTTGGATAAAACTGCGTATGACGGGCCAAGTCAGAATGCTGGATTCTGACACGGGCACCAAAATCATTGATGCCGGTATCACTCGTATTCATGGCTATGTGAAGAATCCGCCAGTGCCTGGATACAACGATGAAGGCTCACCGTACACCGCCAACATTGCTGTGCACTTTATTGAGATCAGCAATACCTCGGGCCGTGTGTTCATGCTCGACATGCAAACGGGCGCGAAATACCCGCCAGATGACCCTGGTCAACTTGGTGTCACGGTCACTTTGTAAGGAGCAGTTATGCGAATTCGTAAGTTAGAGATAGTGGCTGATGGCATTCAAAAGAATGGTCAGCCTGTCACTAAAGCGCAGTTGGAATCGGTGGTTCGTAACTACAAACCGGACGCTCGTCCACCGGTGACCCCAGGTCACCCAACCAAAGGCAGCGATCAGATTGCCGCGTTGGGGCGAGTGTCCAACCTTCGAACCGAAGCTGGCAGCGGCGATAAAGCCGGAAAGACGGTGCTTGTTGGGGAAATTATTTACACCCCTGAAATGGAAGCTCTGGAGGATTCGGGCAAGTTTGAAGGCTTCAGTGCCGGTATCCATCCGGTGCCAGACAAAGACGGTGAATGGTACATGCATCACACCGCGTTCTTGGGACAGCTCCCGCCAGCGGCTGAGACCAAAACCCGTGATGTGGTGAACCTAAGCGATAGCGACTTTTGTGATGGCGCTATCTATCTCAGTGCAGAAGTCGGCACTCAGTCTGGCTCTGATGACAATGAAACAGGAATAACGATGAAGAAAGACGAACTAAAAGCGCTGTTAGGCGATGCCGTCAAAGAGCAGCTCGAAGCGATGGGTATCAAACCCAATACGCCTGCACCGGCTAAAAAAGACGGCGAGCCAAATAAGGATGGCGAAGTCACCACCGATGGCGATAAGTCAAACGTTGCGGTCACCGCGATGCAAGACACGTTAGCTGGCGACCGCAAAGAAACGCTGACTGAACTCGCGGACTCTCGTGAGATGAGTGATGAGCTGCGCAAGAGCGTGAAAGCCATGATTGATAGCGCTTCTGCTATTGAGCTTTGCGCGTCTGGTGATGGTAACCGCTACAGCCAACTCAAGAGCATGCTAGCAGCCATGCCAGAGAAGAGCGCCGCGCCTGCAAAACCATCGGCATTTTCTCAGTTAACCAAAAAATTAGAGCTGGCCGATAACGGCGGTGCTGAACAAGACAACTTTGATCCGGAGGGTTGGTAATGGATTTTGGAATGAAAACGACCATCAAAGGCGCACCTGCCATTGTCGGTAGTTACAACGGTGGCAACGTCATCCAACAAATGATGGTTAATGGCGTAGCCGATTTAGAGCCTGGTCATGTAGTCGTTATTGCAGATGGTGTCATTACGGCGCGTTGGAACGGTTCCCCTTTAATAACCGCGCAGGATGATGGCGCAGGAAACCTAACTGTTACTCAAGTTACGCTGGGTATTGTGACCACCAAACAAATGGAAGGTGATGCATCGGTTTCTACACTTCGCCTTGGCGCTTACCTTCGCGATCGCGTTGTGCTTGCCGATGGCAGTGCGCTTTCCGCTTCCAATGAGTTCACGTTGTCACTATCTCATCTATTCACTGAAGGAGCCTGGCTATGAGTCCGTTAGAACAACAAAAAGCCAAGCAAGATGGCGTTTTTTCAAAAGCGCTGCGTGAAGCCTCCAACGCCTTTGTTCAGATAGGAGCACACCCGCGTACCTTGCTGCATCACTCACGTCGAAACGATTTGATTGAGCAAGCCATTGCGAAATTGCAAATCCTAAAACGTGAAGGCGATACGTATCACCAATTGGGTCAGCCTGCGGTGAAAGCCTCCGCTGAATCTATCCAAGATAAAAGCCTTGAAGATGATTCAACGTTGGGGCACGTCGGCTTTGTGAAAGTGGATGATGCGCCAGTGCCTTACACCACTCTTGTGTTTTCTGATGGTGATAACGAAGGCAAGTTCAGTTTGGGCATCAACAACCCATACGAGCAAGTTGTGAAGTATTCATCCAGTGACACTTCGGTGGCCGCTGTGGATGAGAAGACAGGCGTCATCACCCCTGTGGGTAATGGTGAAGTCTCCATTCAAGTGGCGTTTACCAAAAAAGGTGACTACCCACGTGTTGAGGACCGTTTCGGCTTAGTGATTGAAGATGCATCACCAAACGAGAACTCCCCATCAACGGATGGCTCACCACAACCCAGCGTCGATGCGCCTGAGTCAGGCTCAGAGAAGTAACCACTCCCATTAATGCACACAGCCGTTCAATAGGCGGCTGTTATAAAGAGAAAAAAGTATGGATATTATTGATATTTTACGCGGCCTGTTAGCGCCACAAGAATGGGCAGAGCTGCTTAATAAGTACAAAAAACGTAAACCGGTGCCAATGCGCATCCGTAATAAAGTGTTTGGCCAAGCCATCTTTTACCCAAGTGTGCGTATCCCTTGGAGTGTGTTGAAAGAAACCCTTTCGAATATTCCGGTGGTGCGTCGTGGCACCAAGGCTTATCAGCTAGGTGGTGATGATGTAGAGACACAAGCCATCGAGCCTCAAGGTTTCTCAACCGTGTCATATATTTCAGCGGCAGAGCTGAACAACATGAAAGCGTTAGGTTTACAGAACATTCAAAAGTTCTTCGACATGCTTCAGTTTGGCGTGATGCGCAAGATTGAGTTCTCCACCGAAGCGCTGTGTGCTCAGTCATTGACAGGTAAAATTTCTTACCCAATGAAAACCGCTGAAGGTGCCCTAGAGACGTTTGACGTTGACTATGGTGAGACGCTGCGCCACAACTTTGCAACCTCATTGAATGCCGCAGATGCGACAATTGAAATGGTCTATACCGCACTGCAAGAAATGGATGAAGCCATTCAGGCAAAAGGCTATGGCATTAACGTAGAAACCTTGTGTGGTAAAACGTTGTTTGCTCGCATTGTCACGCTGGCAGGTAAAAATCAATCTAACGTGTTGGATGTCAAAGTGAGTAAAGGTCAGGTGAATGTGGGTGGTTACGTCATCAACCTTGAAAACGGCTCCTACGAAACCATGGCAGGCGGTCTCAAAACGCGTGTAAAAACCGTTGATGACGACAAGATGGTGATGGTTGACCTCGATGCAGGTCACAACCTTTACTACGCCGCACTGGATGATTTAGATGCGGGTCTTCAGGCGTTGCCGTTCTTCTCGAAAGTGAAAAAAGTGGATGATCCAAGCGGAGCCGATGTCTACACCATGTCTAAACCTTTGCCTGCGGTTGTCGTTGATGCCATTTGTTGGGCGGATAACGCTCTGGCGTAAGGAGCGATAATGGCTGTTACCCTTACCCAGTTAAGAGCGATGGTCACCCCCCAGGGAGTGTCTGACTCCCTGGAGGAGCAAATCTATCAATCGTTAACTTACAACGATGGCAATAGCGCTCAAACGGCCTGCCAATCAGCGGCCCGTTGGTGCTATGCCTACCTTGGTCAAAAGAATGCACTCGCTCGATTCTACAGCGATGATGATAACGAAGTTCTGACTGAAGCCATGACTCAAATGGCTATCTATGAGTTGGGTGAAATCAGTGAGTTTGATTTTGACGATCGCAAAGATGAAGCCATCGCATTAATCAATTCGTTGCTTGGTCTTAATAACGGCGCTGACAGTGGCGCTCAATACACAGGAGCTGCGATTGCCCGTGATAAAGAATCTCACATTATCGTCCCTTATCGCTCGGCTTCCCACCGACGTTATCGTTAATCACTACCCATTGCCAACTGAGCTGGGTAATGCGCGATACCAAAGCAGTAACTACTATTTTGGTGCCATTCGTGCCATGTTACTCGATGAAGAGGTCGCCTCAGACATTGAAATGCGCCATGCCACAGCAATGACAGTGCCTTATGTGATTGAAGGCTCAGCCAATGACATTGCGTTTTACAACGATGTGATGGCGGACTTTGATTTAGAAATGTTGATGGAGCAGATGCTCAGTGCCACCGAGTTTGGCTTTATGCCGGTGGAGCTGATTTGGGATAAAGACGGCTCTTTGCTTGTTCTCACCAATTCTGAGCAAAAACGTCCTGAAGACTTTCGTCTATTAAAAGATGGCACCTTGGTTTACAGCGCGGTGGACTACACCGCAAGAACACCCGTGACAGGTAAAGTCATTCCCGTTCTGCGCAATGCGACCACTGAGCGTCCATACGGTGAGACCATCTTAGAATCGGTTTGGCCAATCTGGCAAAGTAAGTGGATTAGCTGGGCTAACATCGAGCGCTTGGGTGAGAAGTATGCCATTCCGACTGCCATTGCATTGGCTGAAAATGCCAACGGTGATGCTGACTTACAGAAGATAGCAGACTCATTGGCTCCTGTGATGAATGGCGATGCGGTTGCCCTGTCTGGCGTGAAAGAGATTGTTGCGCTCGATGCGAACGGTAAAGTGGACGAACTGCTGCGCACCATTGAATATATCGACAATAAAATCTCCAAGCGCATCACTGGGCAGACTCTCACAGGCGGTAACCAAAAGTACGGCTCTCGCTCTTTGGGTGAAGTTCACGAGCGCGCAGCCATGCGCGTCTCCAAGCGTGATGCTCGAATGGTGCATAAGACGCTTAACGATACGCTGTTTAAGTGGGTTTTCTTAGCCAACGGTCGTGAGGGTAATATCAAAATCCGAGTGGATGAGGAGGCCTACAAAGCCATGTTGGAATCGGCTCTGGCGAATGGCTCAGGGGTTGAACCCGTACAAGGTTTTAATCAACGTCCAAGTCTGGAGTTTTCAGACGTACCAGGAAAGCATCTATGTCTGCTTTAAAGAGTCTCGACAAGAAAGAGACCAGTAACCTCACCAAATTACAGCGCCTCGAAAATGAGGCGTTATCGATGACGATTAAGAGCCTTTCAAGAGAATTAGAAGCGGCTTTCAAAGCCCATTCAAACCCTGACGATATCGATATTACCCAAGCCACCAATCAGTACACCAATATCTACGCCGCATCGATGATGGTGAGTTGGTTACTTGGTCAGGCGCATATTAATAATGCCATCACTGAAGCTGAAGATAAGCCCATCGAGCTGACCTATGCACCCATTTATCTTGCCGTGGATGATGTACCTTTTCAGGAAGCGATTGATTCACTCAAGGCGATGATACCGACCGATACCAAAGAGTATCGTCAAATGGAAGCGGCGATGAAGCTTCGTGCTTTTACGGTTGCGAACGTCTCCAGTATTGATGCGGTAAACAGAGTGAAAAAGCGCTATGAAGCTGCATTAGAAAGCGGTGCATCTCGCTCTGAAACTTTGGGCAATATCCGTCAACTTCTTGAACAAGAAGGTATTTCAGAGGTTAATCCTTACTGGCTAGAGCTGCATTATCGCAACAATATGATGACGGCGTACAACTCTGGCCGCTGGACCCAGATTGCGAATAACGACTTGGTTGAGTTCCTGGTCTATTCGTCCGTCTTGGACTCAGGAACGACAGAGTTGTGCAGAAAGCTTGATGGCGTAATTAAACCCAAAGACGATCTGTTTTGGGAAAGCTTCTATCCACCGAACCACCATAAATGCCGAGCCACTGTGTCTGTGCTTTCACGTAAGCAGTATGAAGCGCTGCCTGCATCGATGCGACAAGCCTCAGAGCAAGTTAGTGGTAAAGCCTTAGATAAAGATGTGGTCACAGGTAAAGAGCATCAGTTCACCAGTTCGCCATTGGTATCAATGAAAACATTGCCTGCATCGATGATGGAGCGAGCGCAAGAGTATGGACTGACGCAAAGCATCTTGAATTACTCTCAGACGCAGAGTAAAAGCGTATTAAAGGAGCAAGCCAAAGCGGTGACCAAGCAAGGCTTGTCTGCGGCAACACTCAGCAAAGCGATAACACAATCACCCGAGCTAGAGCCGTTCCGCGAGATGATACAGGGCAAGCTACTCGCATCACCTGATGAAGTGTGGTTGGTTTTTGATGAACTCAAGGATGGGAGTTTCTTACCCAGCCTGCAGTTCGTACTTGAACTGGATGACTCACTCAGAGCCGTAGCCTTTGCAAGTGCATACGATAGTAGCCAAATTCATCGGCTTGTCAGCATGACGATATCCGAATTAGAGCAACAGACATTTGTAACACTAAAAATGTAGCAGAGGTCTCCTCGCAGAAAGGAGCCCCCAAACTGGATAACTAATCATGCTGACTTAAAGCCGAACACAACTCTTCATTGATCGCATACGTTCGGCTTGAATAACGACTGGAAATCTTTCGTTCACTTTTACATTCGACATAAGATTCAACATTTGATTGCGCTTTACTATATGTGCTCATCGCTAACAGCGGGGCAACAATAAGCACTAAAACAATACCAACTTTATTAATCTCACCAATGTTCAGAGAAAGTTCGAATCGCTCCTTAATCGTATAAATTGTGAAATAAGGGAAGATTAACAGCATGACATAGCTTCCCCACATATTGAGTAAGCCTGCGACGCGTATAATGTTGCTATGATAGAATGCGGCTTCAATTAAATTGTTGACTAGCCAACCACCTATAAATGTACCACTCAAAAATAAAACGATACGCAATACATTCATTGGAAATATTCCTCTACCGCTTCGGTAATGCTTTTTGAATATTCCATATTTTTATCGATCTCGTCTAGTGCATAACCTAAGCCAAAAGACACCCCAGCAAAGACTAGCCCTGTAAGTAAAACGCCGACTGTTGCTGGGAGTGATGCTGTAAATAATGCCGCTCCACCTAGCGCAATAAATCCTTTAGCCAAATCAGCAGACATATTCACACCAAGTTCTGCCAACGTCGCCTCATCACGTAAAATGTAATCGGCAGCGTTAATTCCCACTGCAAACGCGATTTCAATACCTGCGTTAAACCGAACATACCTCATTGCACCTTTGAGATCGTTCAAACCGAGTCCAGCTTGAACCACTTTTGGATTACTTGCTCCCCACTTATTTCCTTGCATTAAGGTTTGTTGATGACGACGAAAATCACGAATAATCACCCAGTCTTGACCATGAATGTTTTTCGTTGATGATTTAACACCGAGCCCACCCAGCCCTTTTGCAGTAGCGTAAGCTTCCGCTGTTCCTTTAGCTAAATCACCATAAGACTTAGTGGTGCCTATCGTTTCTTTCCCACCTAAATTGCTGTATAGCTCTTGGGCTTCCTCCAACGACAGCACCGCGATACTCACTATCGGTTTCACATACTCGATCTGGATGTCTTTCTTACCTTCTGGAGCTAAAGGGTTATAAGGTGGCCAATACATATTTTCTGCGGCGATCTGTGGTTTATTGCGTGCTTGCAACTCGGCAAACGCTCTATCATTGGCCTCCAGATTCGCTTTTCGCTGTGCTTCCAGCCTTTCTTTGGTGGTTTTTCTTGAAGGCTCAGGTGGTGTAACACTCCGAGTCATGGGCATAGCAGATCCTAATGGTGCAAAATTTTTGGCTTCAGCCATTCTTAGAGCGACAGCGCTCTTGTCCCAATCTCTCTGCATTTGGCAAGAGCTGCATTTACAGAGCTCTGGATTTTGACCCACAGGACATTTGTACAGTTTATTTTTATCAAACATATCGTATATAGGCATTGAAGATCTCTTGACTGACATTGAATTCCATTTTCGCATGATAACCTTAAAAATCGACAGGCAAAAATTTGCCCGCTGCCCACTTTATTATTCATATGTCCTCAATAAATAAGACTGGATGGTATGGTGTGCCAGAGTTAGTGTCGTGGTCTCGTTCATTGCAGGGGATACAACATGTTAACGATTGCACCTGGGGCACAAAAGCTTGTACAAACGATCGCAACCTATTCGCGTTATGGCGCGGTAAAACCACACATCATTGCCGCGCAACACCCCGAATACAGTGAACATCATATTGCTTTTGTACTGGAGCAGCTCGCACAAGTGCCATTCACCGATTTACACCACCTGATTAAAAACACCAACAACTGTATATAATGACAGTATTAATGGTGATAAACTCTCTTGGTGTTTTGATGCCTTGAGTACCTGAGACCCAGAGCCTTTTAATAAAGGAATTGGAGAGGAAGCAGCAAAACGCCGCCAGCTTTAATTCGTTATGGCTGGCGGCTTCACTCGCTCTTTGTATTCAAGGCTCTTGCAACAGGAGATTAGAATGCACCAACACACTCTGCACGATGGTCGTGCAACCCTCATTCATGCCGACTGTTTAACTTACCTTAAAAAACTTGAAGACAATTCTGTGGATCTGATTTTAACCGACCCACCATACTTCCAAGTTAAACGTCAAGCCTGGGATAACCAGTGGCCAGATGTCACTTCATTTTTAGCGTGGCTAGATGAGGTACTACTCGAATTCTGGCGAGTACTTAAACCTTCAGGAAGCCTTTATTTGTTCTGTGGTTCAAAACTTGCCAGTGACACGGAACTTCTCATCAGAAATCGTTTTGAAATGTTTAACCATATCATCTGGGCTAAACCATCAGGCCCATGGCGCAGAATGCACAAGCCTGATTTGCGTATGTTCTTCCCGGCAACCGAGCGTATCTTGTTTGCTGGCCACTATAATGCTGAAGGTTATGCAAAAGGCTGCTCAGGTTATGCCTCTCAGTGCAGCGAGTTAAAGAAACAAGTGTTCAAACCATTGATGGATTATTTTATTGAGGCTCGTCAACAGCTCGGAGTGACAGCGAAAGAAATCAATGAGGCTACAGGCACTCAAATGTGTTCACACTGGTTTAGTGAAAGCCAGTGGACATTACCAAGCAAAGAGCAGTACCAGAAGCTGCAACGGCTCTTTGCCAACAAAAAAGGGCTGTTGGCCAAAACACATGGCGAACTGGTAGAAGAGTATGATGCCTTAAAAAACAGCTATCAAAGTTTGGTTTTGGAATACGATGATCTAAAAGCCCAATACGAACATCTACGCCGCCCGTTCTTTGTCACCAGTGAGGTGCCTTATACGGATGTATGGCAGTTTGCTCCTGTGCAATATTATCCTGGTAAACATCCTTGTGAGAAACCGCAAGACTTGCTGCAACATATCATCGCCGCCAGCAGTCGTGAGAACGATGTGGTGCTCGATGCATTTATGGGCAGTGGCTCAACCGGTAAGGCTTGTTTGAGTTTGAATCGGCGTTTCATTGGCATTGAAATGGAAGAGGAAACATTTGAACAAGCGTTGGCGTCGATAAAAAATATTAAATGTTAGTCCGCAACTTAAAAGAAAAGGCGCTTGATTGCGCCTTTGTTACCTTCAATAGTCATCTAATTGCCACTGGCATATTTTAGCCAATACGAGACCTGATATTCCTGAACTTCGCATAACTCACTCAGATGCTTGATAACTGTACAGCAAAGTTGGTGGGTATCTGACTCAAGATATGAAGGTTCCAAGCGGCACATCAAATGGCCACCAACAGAAATCAAGTTAATGAATCGACCAACTAAATCGGTCGTTTTCATTGAGTCGTGTTCAATGACTTCACTCAGTATGGCGAGATGGCAAAATACATCTCGGCTGGTATCCGTTGCGTGTTTACCATTACATGTGTGATCAATAAACTCGGATAACGTATCAACTAGGTTACGATACAGTTCATTGTTGTATTTCATAATTCCCCTGAAAATTACATCCACATACGTGGTGAGTTTGAAATCCCTAAGCGCTGTTCTGCTTCGTAAACCCTATTCGCATATGCTGCCTTAGCCGCAGCTTTGCTAGGATAAGATTTGGTATTTCCATCGACATCAATCACTTCGTATGAGATAGATAATACCATTCCATTGGCGTCAAGCTCTTCGACAAGAACAAGACTGCAACCGTGTTCGGGTGGTAGTAAAAGTGTTCTTCGCGCCATTTAATTTTCCCTCAATTCATAAAGATATAGCCATTAAACAATACATCACTTCTGGTTTCTAGTTGTACAACCATTCGTCCGCTTCGTTGAACATTTCTTCTAAAATCTCGTGGGCTTTCTCCTTGTTGTCTTTATTCTTGTCCATAATCTCAAGGTGATTATTTTCACCCTTACGTATACGAATCCGAACATCAGGATTAAGTACCGATAAGCGCCTTTGAATTTCCGGTTCAATCAAAGAGAACTTGTCTTTTGGTAAACCATCCGCTTTAACGATCATTTCAACACGCATAACAAACCTCGCCTCGAATTATACTGTATAGATAAACAGTATAATTATTTTTAGCCGAGGTCAACATGATCCATATCCTTCCATAGATCATCCATCACATCGTGGAGGGTTTGTTTGAGTTGAGGTGTCATATCTCGAAGTGCTGCCACTAAAGTTTGAGCCATCACATCCGGTTCGGTACTGGCGGATTCAATCTGAATGACAGGGGCAAAACTCACCTCAACGGTCGCTGGTGGCTGAGTGATGACGGATCTTGATTGTGCGCTTGCTGACTGTACGGTTTGTTCAACCTGGGCAACGGCTTGCTGGTTAACTTTATCGTCTCCACCATTGAAAACGTCATACAGCCAGCCTGCAATTTCATCACCTGCAATCGAGCCACCTATTGTTCCAGGGAGTGCGCCCACACCACCAAATAAAGCACCAGTCAGTCCACCAAGTCCACCGCCTACGGTAGAGCCGATACTACGCCAAACGCCTTCGGTATCACCATCCATTGCACTCATTCCGATGGATGCAGCGTTGAGCGCTGTACCAATAACAGGAAGCTTTTTGAGAACACCTTTACCACCACCTAATGCCTTTTGGCCTGCCGTAGACCAAAAGCTCGGTCCTTTGGCAACGTTCGCCACAGGCTCAGCAGCAGACTTGGTAAACAAGCCACTAAACATACTGGCAGGCTTGATACCACCTTGAGATCCCATTGCCGTGCCGAGAATTTTACCGACAGCTTTTTTACCTAACCGGCTTAAAAGTAAGCCGCCAAATGCAGCGGTTCCAACAGCTCCAGTAAGACCAGCGTAACCTAATGCGGAGTTATCGTTCATCGCTCCAGTAGTAGAGCCTGTCACATTAGAAACCGCGTTACCTAAACCATCAAACTTATCAATCAAATTCGATGCACTATTAGAAACAGTATCAGTCATGGCACTGAATGATTGTGTGGCTTTGTCTATGGATGTTGATATGCCCTTGGCTACATCATCCAGCGAGTCAACTCCTTCAAACACCTTAGCGCCTTCTTGCATTCCTTGCTGCATTGCATTTAAGCCTTTGGTGCCAATATCCTCAGACATAATGGTGCCACCAATCGCTTCAAGAATTGGTTTAACTGCGGCGGCATCTGTTTGGCTTACACTATTGACCAATGCCAACAATGCAGCATAGTTATTACCAGGAGCGGTTCCAGTTGCCACGTCATTGCGAACTCGGTAAGCGGCCTCCTTTATACGGTTGCGTAAATCGACATCCTCAATTGCATCAACGGTTCCTGCTTTGTCACCTTCACCAACAAGCTTGGCAAACTCACCTTCATCACTGAAACGAGCCATAAAAGATTCTTTGAATGAGTCCCCAACCTTATCAGTGTTCCAAACGCCTGCTTGACGTGCCCGAACGATGGAAGCTGCAAATTGGTCGAATGAAATCTTATCGCCAAGCAAAGGTGAGTATTCAGCAAAGGTGTCGAGTAAATCCCCGTTAGCATCACCAACCATTGAGCTGGTGGCGTAGAGTTTATTCGCCGCTTCCTCAATGCTGATACCAAAGCCTTTTGAAATATTGGCAAGTGCTCGAACGGTTTCAGGGGATGAATAGTCAGGGAAGATCTTTTGCAACTGGATAGTCGCTTTCGTTAGTGCCTGAGTGTCTTCTTCGCCCAAGTTCTGCTGCTTGGCTAACGCTTGAGCTGCAAATATGCTCTCCTGGTCTGCTCCATACATGCGAATTAAGTCTGTACGGAATTGACGTTGGGATGCTGATTGTACCTCTTCAAGTGAATAGCTACTGCGAGCAGCGAGAAGGCGCTCATTTCTTGCCTTATCGTTGCCTGCCCAAGCAAGTCCTGCTGAAGCCATAGCGCCGCCAGCAATCGTGCCTATCTTCTCTATATGCTGTAGAGCACTCCCTTGTTGCTTTAGTCCTTGGTTCGTCTTTTGGATTTCAGCTTGCAGGCGTCTTTCTTCTTGAGCAATGTTATTAACATCAACCCCCGTATTTTTGAGTGTTCGTCCAAGTCGCTCAAGTTCGCGTTCTTGGGCCGTGATGGCTTTTTTGTTTTTGGTTTCTTGCTGATTTAATTCCTTCAGAGCGTTTTCGGCTTTCTTAAACGCATCAACATCAGCGGTGGTTTTCTGTAGCTGTTTAAACTCTCGCTCCAGCTTTTTCGACTCATTTTCAATCTTCTTCGACTGCTGCGTAAAGGCGTCTTTAACCCCAACAATGAGTTCTAATGCGTAGCCGCTGTTATTACTTGTTGCCATGATTAAAAACCTCTATGAGATAGTTGTATTGCGCCCAATCGGTATTCATTAACTCTCCGACAGAGACAATGCCTATTTTCTTATTCGTCAGTAGGTGAAAGGATTGGTCAAAGATTCTCGATTTGATTCGAGCGAGATTCAGCTCTTTCCCATCAAGTGAGCCAGATTGATGTGCTCTTCGTACGGTAGGTTGATGAGCATATCGACAGAAACGACAACTTCGCCTTTCATGCTTAGGCTTGTCAGCTTTCCGTGTTCATCTCGCATCTCACCAGTACGCTCTCCAAACACCAAAATGCTCGATGCAATATGCGCGGTGATAGCATCGTTTGACTCAAACCCGTATTGCTCTTTGGTGAAGCGCACCGCTTCAATTCGGTCTTTCACCAGCGCCTTACGAACCCGTTTCGCACAATTGAGTTCCATGCCGCCAAACTGGATTGGGGTATTCAAAATACAGAGTTCAAATTCCATCATTGCTCGTGCTATGTCTTCCAAAGTGAAAACCTTAGCTTCCGGTTTCAAGGGTGTTTCAACAGTGTTTTTAGTTTGATTTTCAGTGCTCATGACTCGGTCTCGATGTGAGTTATTCAGAGCCTGCATTGTGTCTTTATATAACTCTGCCATCTGCCGAACGGAAATTAAGATTTAGATGCTCGATATCCTGTCATCACTGGATAAACGAGATGTAATGATGCTTCCCAAAATCTTAAAGCAAGACATTCGACTAAGAACATTAAGCCATCTGACTACCGAAGAAATGAACGAACTTCGCTCAGCCATTAAAGGGTTACAGGTGCTTGATATCGACCATGTGCATGAGTCATATCTGCCGTGGTTGGCTTGGTGGTTTCGTGTTGATACTTGGGATGATGCTTGGAGCGTCGAAAGAAAACGGGAAATCGTTAAAGATGCTCTGGCTCTCTACAAGTACAAAGGCACGATTTGGGCAGTAGAGCGAGCACTAAGCCTGACAGGCTTTGACCCTAAACTGACGGTATGGCACAAAATGCAGCCTCTGGGTACAAAAGGCACGTTCTTGGTTGAAGCAACTCAAGAGCAAGGCGGTCTGACTCAAAAGGATTACGAAAATGTAGTTACTTTAGTAGAAAGTAATAAACAAGGCTCCCAACACTGGAACATGATTGTGCGAAATCCCATAAGCTGTGGTGGACTCTATGCAGGTATACGGACTCGCAGCCGTAAAAGAATAACCGTAACTCTAATGGATTAATTATATGACCAATGAAGCTTTAAAATCAGCGGTGCTCACGCATGTAGGGATGGCAAAATTAGACGCTGCATACCAAGCGGGTACGAAAGTGAATATCGTTGAGATGGCTTTGGGAAACTCGAATCTTGAGTACGTGATACCCGACCCAACGTTTACACAACTGGTCAATGAATTTGGCCGTCAGGTTATCAATGAGGGTAATACAACGGAGAGCTGGATCAATGCCCTTGTCTATGTAGACAGCGTACGATTTGCAGGAGAGACCATTCTTGAGTTTGGCTTGTATGATGATGAAGGAGACTTGATTGTCTACAGTTCCTACACTCCAAGTTTAGTGCCATCACTTGAGCAGGCTTACATCCAGCTTGAAATCGAGTGCTCCGTTGATTTGTATAATGCATCCGTGGTCACTATTGAAGTCACCCCCATTTATCCTCAAGCTACAGAGCTAGAGCGGGGGATCGCTAAAATCGCAACGAACGCTCAAGTTGTTGAGGGCACGAATGATAATACGTTCTTAACCATTAAGAAGTTTCTTTACGCGCTCGATGTTGCTCACGTTATGGATAGGTTGGTTAACAACTTGTGGCTTAAGTTTGCGGTGAAAATCTTTCCAGTAGGTGGGGCTATTCCATGGTTTACCGATGTCGCACCCGAAGGATTTGGTATGTTTAAAGGTCAGGCATTTGACGTCAATGTGTATACCGAATTGGCTAAGGTATTTCCTAACGGCATTATCCCGGACATGCGTGGTTGTGGTGTAATTGGTAAAGAGGACGGAGAAGCAGTAGGTGCTTATGAAGAAGGTCAAGTGAAAAACCACGGGCACCCAAATTCAACGGTAAGCAGTATTGATTTAGGATCTAAAAATACCGCGAATGGTGGTAATCACACCCACTTCTCAGGCATCGCGGCTTTTGGTGGTGGTTCTCACCGTTACCAAACTGACGTAAATGGATCTGGTGGAAATATTAATACTAGCGCTGCAGGTAATCACTACCACTCTATCCCAATGGGATCTCACGCCCATGCTGTCACAATTGCACTGTTTGGTGCATTGAAAAATACGATCAACCATCGCAAAATTAACTGGATTGTAAGGCTCGCATAATGGAAACCTTCTTTAGTACATCTAAAACCGTTAACGTTTCACGCATGACTCGAGACGGTTGGTGGATTGAGAACACCGTAGAGCACGTAGTAAAAGGCACTGCGTTAGGCTCTGATTTTACTCAAAATATATACACACCATCAACGCCCAGCATGATTGCTCGTTACGACCGTGAATTAGATGCATGGTCTGATGAGATAGAAGATATGACCTGGAAAGAGTATTACAACGAGAATGGCCAACGATTTGTCGTTGGCTCTCCCAATGGGCAGTATCCAGAAAGCGCGATTCTTCTGGCTCCACCGGAATATGATGCAGATATTCAAACCGTTTTGTATCAAAATGAGCAGTGGGTAATTTACGATATCCTCATTGGCCAGAAGTTTTACGACGAATATGGACAACAATTTATAGTCTCAGATTATAATTTTGAGTTACCAGATAAGCATACGTGGGAAGAGCCGCTACAGGCTGAAGATGGTTATGCGGTAAAACTCATTAATGGGCAATGGCAGTCCTTTATCGATCATCGCAACAAAGCCGCTTATGCCAAAGATCGTGATGAGGATGAAAACTACCTGATTGAAGAGCTTGGAGAACTACCTGAAACGCACACTCTGATAGAGCCTGAACTCTATGATTCTTGGCTTAATGGCATTTGGCAATACGACATTAAACGCCATTACCCATTTAAAGCGTCAGAAGAAAGACAATGGCGTAATAGTGAATTAGCTAACGTATTGGATCGTATTGACCAGTACGAAAAAGACCAAGCTTATCCTGTTGAGCTCCGCACCTCACCAATTAAAGCAGAAGCAGATTATTTAAGATTACTTCAGGACAGAAAAGCTCTAAGTGATTACCCAGAGTCGATTGATTTCCCATTTGGCGAACGTCCAATGTTGTTTACATTGAAATAAATATCAAACGAGGGCATAGCTTGAAGGCGCGAAACTATCGCGTCTTTTTTATTTTTGTTACGCACTCACATTATTCAATTTTAATGTGGCTATATTTCGTTAAATTTCGCTTTGTTCCGCTTAATCTCGCATTGAAAAGTGTTTTAACTATTAAGTTTAGAATGTTTTAATGCTCGCTCGCCGCTGTCAGAAGAGCCAGCCACAATCAGTGACGAGGTTGTCGCACAAACGACGGTTGAAGTGATCGCAGACAAAATGGCAGAACCAATTAAGGTTGTTAAGCCAGTGACAGTGAGTGCAACATCACTCACCGCGAAAGCGGTCATCCAACAGCCGTACGCCTCATCGCCGATGACTAAAGCACCTGGCTCAGATGACATCCGTGAAGTGCAGGTTAACGCCGCGCCTTTACGTGCTGAACGTTACCAAGCGCGTGGTGCGGGTAGTCAAGTCGCGCGTAATCAAGCCAGTGCGGGCATGAGTAAGCCGCAAAGCTTCTAA